AAGGCGAGCGCGGATCACGGTGTACTCAGGGTTTGATTTGTAATCCCACTTCTGAGCGCCTTGGTTTGTGCAGTGACCAGCAAAGCCACCAGCAATGATCTCAGGCTTCCAATTTTTGTCCAGTTCCGCATCCATCACGCGGATCTCAATTGTCTTTGGGGATACAACGCGCACGATCTCATATGGATGTACGTCAGACCATCCACTGTGGTTTGCGTGGGTGTATTCGATAGCTTCTACACCATATTCGTATTTGTTATTATACTCACCACAGTGGCTGACAGGCAGCTCTTCGATGAAATTTTCAGCAGCTTCTTGGCTGTCGAAGGTAGTCGTGACTGTTGAGCTGGCATGTAAATAACCATTATAGCTGCTGAGTTTTTCGAAGTAGGCTTTCTTAGCAGTGTGGCTGCGTGATCCATCGCGTGTGCTAACTGTGTCGATTACGGTGATTGCGTATTTAGTAAACATTTTGGTTTCCTCTCTCTCTCTATACAACCAACATATGACATCTGTCACAGATTACAATAGAGGAAATGCATTTTTTTTAAATTAAATTTTTACGCCTTCGTGCTGTAAGGATTTTCTGTATTTTTTTAATTCATTACATGCTCTGAACATATCCTGCGTGACGTTGGGGTGAGCGACAATTCGAAGAGCTTCGGTTTGACATGTATCAACTTGCTGTCTCAAAAATCTCAAGTGCGCTTTCTGCTCTGGCCGTAAAGATTCATCACCCATTTTTTTATCCTTTTTTATTTTCTTGCCACCTTAAATGTTCTGCTAATTCTGCAACTAAATGTTTGAATTGATCAGGATCTATTTTTGCAATCCTAACTCCCTCCTGATAAATATTCAGCCCATCGTCTTTAATTGTCCAGTGATATTTTAATTTCATTTTTTAAAATCCAATATTTTCTTAGATGCATCCTTCGCGCCCTTGCCCACAATCACGCAGTGGCCAATCCCCTCAAGGTAGGCGATCATTTCCTTCTGATCGGGGGAAAGTCGCCCACCGCTTTCTCGTTTCATCTCCACCCACAAGTTCCACTCAGGAATAAACAGGTCTGGAACCCCAGCCACAACACCCTCTGCCTTGAACTTCTTGCCAGCAGAGATCGATCTCTTGCCCCCATTTGGAATGGCAAAGATCAAAACTCTTGGGAACTTAGCTCGAAACCAATTAACAAAACCCACTTGTTCATCATGCTCAGAAGGGTATCTCGTCACCGAAACGATTGAAGTCCTTACTTTGCGCCTCATTTTTTATCTCCACTTGAGTATAATCAAACTCCACAACCTCTTTATATTTCGGATTGTGGGTGGATGGTTTAATTTTTATTCGACTAGGCGTTGTCCAAAAATGACATTCGTTTAGGGCATCATCAGTCGTGTCAGCCTCAGAATTTAATAGGCGCTTACGCTGCTGATATTTGCCTGACGCATAGCCACCGTGATCTGGGCAAAGCCATTCCGATACCTCTTCGAAGAAACCATATTTGTAAGTGACTTTCACACTGTCAGGTTTACCAGCTTTGGTGTGCCGACGATAGCTCACATTATCCACATCAACCCACTCAGACTGCACCTGTGTCGATAGCATGGCCCCACGATAGCTGCTTGCGCTGTGGTTGAGTGTCGGAGCGGGGAACTCAAACCCACACGATGGACAGATCTGACAGGCTGCGTGAACCATCGTCTGGCAGCTCTCGCATTGTTTTGCAGGGGCTTCGCCATCCCCTGCGCCTGCCGATTTGTCCTTTGGCTTCGTCATATCAATGAATCCGTGCCGTTGTACATTCTGGCCGTAGTCTAAAATTAACGCATCTGTTTTGCCGTCAGCGATCCGCGTCCCGCGCCCAACCATCTGAACATACAAGCCAGTCGAAGCTGTCGCTCGAACAAGCGCAACCAGATCCACCTCTGGGTGATCGAAACCTGTAGTCAGCACGTTCACATTAATCAGGCAACGCAGTTGACCGCTCTTAAAATCAGCAATGGTCTTCTCGCGCACTGCACTGCTGTCGCCACCTGTCACCACACCAACGTCTATCCCCTGCCCCTCGAACTCATCAGCCAACATATTTGCATGATTTATTCCACTGCTAAACACCAGCCAACTCTGTCGATCAGACCCCAGATCTACAATTTCTTCGACAGTTGATTTGACCAGCTCTGGATCAGACGCAGCAGTCGCAAGTTGGCTTTCGATAAACTCACCGCCTCGTTTTCCAACACCTGTCAAATCAATTTGCTTCACGCCACCCTTCGAGATGACCGGGGAGAGATACCCCTGCTCCATCAGCATCCCCACTGGGATGTCGTGGGCAATGCCATCAAAGATTCTGCCCTTCCCTTGGTGCAAATATCCTGTGTCTAATCGGTACGGCGTGGCTGTAAGCCCAACCACTTTCACCAGTGGATTGCAAACTTTCAGATCGGCAATAAATCGATTGTATCGTGTCTCGGTATTTTTTGGCAAAAGATGTGCCTCATCGATCAGTACAAGATCAGGAGCTGGCACAATGTCATACGCCCTTTCCCAGACGCTCTGGATGCCTGCAAACGTGATCGGGCGGTCTAGAACCTTCTGCTTTAACCCTGCGCTGTAGATGCCAAAATCAGCCTCTGGGTAGAGTTTTAGCAGCCCACTTGCGCCTTGCTCCAGAAGCTCTTTCACATGCGTTACAACTAGAACTCTTGTGTCAGGATAGCTCATGGCATCCTTAATCAACTGCGCGATGATCGCCGTTTTGCCAGAACCAGTCGGAGCAACGATCAGAGGGTTATCCCCAGCCTTGCCAGCCCAGTAATTGTACAGGCCATCGACAGCCTCTTTCTGATAATCTCGAAGCTCAAAGGTCATTAGCGCATCCTCCACTGTGTAAAACCCAGCCAGACATCTTCTATCGGCGTCAGCATATTTTGTTCAACCACCCAACATGGGCCTTTACCAAGGTCAGTCTGAAATGAATCTGACTTAAATCTATCTCTGCCTATGCCACCAATAACGCGCATAACATCCTCTGCGTTTGATGCGGTAACCAATATAGAATACTCAGCAACGAATGCTTCCAGAGACTTAAACAGCAGTTTTCCTGTTTGATAAAATGTCGATTTCACATCAATTCCAACATCATCTGCCCAGATGTCTGCCCCACTATCGATTCCAAGTGCCGCAGCTTTGTATGGAAGCTGCAATGCCTTCGCTACAGCTATCTCAGCCTTGACACCTAAAAGATCAATGTCTCCGTCTGACCTGTTATCTCTGCGCTGGTTAGCAACCCCACTGGCTCTTGCTAATTGCCAACGCAGTGCAGCAGCTTGCTTTGCCTCTGATATTTCTGATCGACTTAATCTAACACTTAATATTTTCTCTTCATCCAGCGTCATTGCGAATCCTCCCCAGAAAATCATCCGCATCTTGAACGGCGCGTCTGACATCATTTTTTTTACCCATCACCTCCATGACAATATTAATTCCAACGTCATTTTGAATTTTTGGCCAATTTTCGTGTTGAGAATATAACATCACCAAATTCAGTATTATGCACACCAATTCATCATCGCTAATTTCATCTGGCATCACATTGATAATTTTCCGCACCAACTGTTTCAGATTTCTGTTATCACTCATCACGCATCCTCGACTCAAATATCTCGCGGCTATTGTTTTGATTTCGGATTATTTCTCCGCTATCCAGATCCTCATAATCAACAAAATCATCACCAGCGTCTGAAACCTCTAGGTCTGTCGGCATAATCTGTGGGATGTACAAATGCTCATCACAAGTGACAGTAGGCTTACCCTTTGAGCAGCTCCAAGTGCCGTCTTGCTCTGGCGTCACATGGCTGCACGTCCGACAGCTAACCTCTGGAATCTTGCAGCCGTGGCACACAGCCCAGTAGGGGCAAAACTTGCACTGCCAATTACTCGGATCATCGTGCAGTTTATCGGGTGGCAGGGCAGAGAATACAATGTTCTCAGCCTTGCTAATCAGCGCCTTAGCCTCTGCCCTGTCGAGCTTGATCCTCTCGCCATAAATCTCATCTGTGTTTTTGTTGACAGCTATAAAATAACAGCGATCCATTTCAGCGAGATGCATACCAATCTGGCATTGCGC